CTTACGACGCGAGTAGAACAGACGCAAACGCTGACGTAATTTGTCAACAAGGAATTTGGGCAGGTACAACACTGGTTGCAGTGCGTGCCGCACTTGACGTAACACCTTGAGGTAATGCATGGGTACAGTTACCGCAGGTCAGATCATTGACAAAGCTGCCACACAGCTTATTGATATTTCTGGCATCCGCTGGACAAGAGCAGAGCTGCTAGGGTGGCTCAATGACGGCCTACGTCAAATTGTGCTCATGCAACCTAACGCTACAAACACACCCGGTGCGGTGCAACTTGTAGCAGGCACACGGCAGACATTGCCTACTGGTGGGTGGCTGCTTTTGGGTGTCTATCGAAATATGGGCACCAATGGTACGACTCCGGGTCGTGCTGTTCGTGTCATCTCCCGTGAATTGCTGGATGCGTTTGAACCAGATTGGCATACTGCAAAACCAAGCACAGTCACAAAGAATTACATTTACGACCTGCAAGATCAGACGGCATACTACGTGTACCCACCCAGTACAGGTACAAACTACATTGAAATCAACTACTCAATGCAGCCCGCCAATTTAACTTCAGAATCGCAAGTGATTCCAGTGTTTGATTTGTATCAGAACCCCCTGTTGGACTACATCATGTTCCGGGCCTGTACAAAAGACGCAGAATATGCACCCGGCGTTCAGCTTGGTCAGATGTACCTCAGCACATTCACAGCGTCTACAAACGTCAAAGAAGAATCTGAGTCGAAGGGCACACCAGAGCAAGGTCTGCTCCCACGTAACCCTAACGTACCCGGGTCAATGTCATGAGCGAAGTCTCTTACGATTTGTTTTTGCCCGAGGTCATGCAGTTCGTCAAGGACGTGCCTGAGAACGTGGCGTTCAACGCCATCCGCAACTCATGCATCGAGTTTTGCCAAGAGACTCGATATATCCAAGAGCATCTTGACCCAATGCCCGGTGTCGCAAAGATCGGCACGTACGAGCTTGAAGCCAACGAGGGTACGTACAAGATCGCTGACATTGTCGAATGCTGGTACGGCGATCAGTTTCTTGTCCCACGTGCGATTGAGCAGTTGACGCAAATTTACCGCACAACTGACTGGAATACACTGGATGGAAATCCGTACTATTACTATCGCCCCTCTTCGCAGGAAATCCGTTTGGTACCTTACCCCAAGCTGACTCAAGCAAACAAGATTCGTGTGCTGGCTGCTCTCAAGCCCAGCCGTGCGTCTATCACTGTGCGGGAAGAAATCTACGAACGGTTTCTTGAAGATGTTGCCTACGGCGCACGTGCTCGGCTGTACAACACACCGAACCAACCGTACTACGACCCTAGAACTGCTATGGAATACACCAAGCGGTTCAACGACGTAATTGCTAATGTCCGCACTCAAGTCAACAAAGGCTTGACACGTGCTTCCGTTCAAATTGAATTCCAGAGGTTGGTGTAATGGCTGACAAAATCAAACTTGTAAAAGACGATACCCGCCCTGCAATCGTTTGCAATATCACAGACGAGACTACAGGCGCAGTGGTAGCGTTGACTGGTGCTAGTGCCGTGTTGAAGTTTCGTGCGCTTGGCTCCACTGATTTGCAAGCCACAGTCACTGGTTCAATTACTGATGGCCCCAATGGGCAAGTAACCTTTTACCCCGCTTCAAACCCAGTCATGCTGCAAGGCGATGCCGGGGACTATGAAGGTGAGATTGAGATCACATTTGCCGACGGACAAGTGCAGACTGTGTACGATGTCCTGAGGTTCAAGGTACGGGCCGACTTCTGATGAAACTAAATGTTACAACGACTTTTTCTAAAGCTGATACATCAGCCACAATATTAAGAGCCGGTGTAACCATTGTCGCGCCTGTTGTAACTGCTCAGGCCGTCTCCCCCATTTCTGAGACAACATACGAAAGCCTTGTCTCGGCGGTCACCTGTATTATTCCTGCGGCTGAGATCAACTACATCTTGTTGGCTGTTGGAGCCCGTGTAGACGATTCAGGCTTGTATCGCTACATCACCGACTCGGTTTCTGTCTCCGATCAATTTACCCAGTTGCTTAACAAAGGGGTGTCTGATTCAGTTTCTACCAGCGACACGTCTACTAGAAGCCCGGGTAAGGGGCTTGCAGATTCAGTTTCTACTGGTGATTCTTTCTCTCGCACGGTAAACTACAACCGTAATTTTTCTGATTCTGCGGTTGCGGATAGCTCCGGCTCTTTGAGGTCTCAAGGGTACTGTGATTTCACATACTTTGCTGAAGACTACGTTGGATATTCCCGCACGTTCACATAAGGATTTGTATGTCAGCACTTGTTGATACCGTCAAAGTAACCGGAGCCTTGAGCATCCGTCTGTATCGTGCTGACGGAACTTTGAAGGACAGCCGCGACATCCCCAACCTTGTTGTGACAACTGGTAAGCAGTTTATTGCTAGTCGTATGGCGGCAAACACAACTACTATGAGCCATCTGGCTGTTGGTTCAGGCACAACAGCTCCTACGGTTGGGGACACAACCCTTCAATCTGAGCTTGGGCGAGGTTCAATAGTTAGTGCGACAACAGCTCTTGCTGTAACGACATATGTTGGCACTGTTCCAGCTGGGGTTGGCACAGGTGCAGTTACCGAAGCTGGTATTTTCAACGCAGCCTCCGCAGGCACAATGTTGTGCCGCACAGTGTTTGCTGTAGTCAACAAAGATGTCTCTGACACCATGAGTGTCACTTGGTTAATTACAATTTCATAATTGAGGTGATGAATGACAACCATCATCACTAGAGCTGGTAAAGGATCACCACTTACCAACAACGAAGTTGATTCCAACTTTACAAACCTTAATTCTGGCAAAGCAGAAGTAGGGGCGAACACGGACATCACGTCCGTTGCGTTGACTTCTGGCACAGTTACTACTGCGCCAAGCGGCAACAACGACATTGTCAATAAGCTCTATGCTGATTCAATTGCATCCGGGATTAACTTTCACTCAGCATGTAATTACGCAACTACTGCTGACTTAGGCACTGTTACATATGCAAACGGCACAGCGGGTGTTGGTGCGACACTTACGAAAACTTCACCATTTGCAACGCTCTCCATTGATGGCGCATCCCCTGCTGTTGGTAATCGTATTCTGTTAAAAAATCAAACAACCGCAGCTCAAAACGGGGCGTACGTTGTAACCAGCGTTGGCTCAGGCTCTGTTGGCTGGGTTCTTACACGTGCGACTGACTACGATACAAGCGGCTCCGGGATCAACGAGGTTGACCAAGGCGACTTCTTTTTGGTCTTAAGCGGTACCACAAACGGGAATACCTCTTGGATTCAACAGACACCGTTGCCGATCACTATAGGTACTACTGACTTGGCTTTTACGCAGTTTGGCGCAGGGCCAACTTACCCAATCAGTGTTTTGAACGGCGGAACAGGTGCGACCACCATAGCTGGTGCGCAAACAAATTTGCAGGTTGATCCTGCGGGTACGGCAGTTGCCCTCGCAATTGCACTAGGATAAAAAAATGGCAAATACATTCACAAGTTACGCAAACAAATCTGTTGGAGCAACTGCTGCTACTGTTGTAACTATTGGTGCAGCAACACAAACCACAGTGATTGGAATGTCTTGTGCCAACATTCTATCTAGCCCAATAACTGTAGATGCTTATTTCACTCGGTCGGCTGTTGATTATTACCTTGTAAAAGGCGCAACGGTTCCAGTGGGTGGTTCTCTTGTTATCGTTGGCGGAGATCAAAAAGTTGTTTTGGTAACTGGCGATGCGTTAAAAGTTGTGTCGTCTACAGCGTCTTCTGTTGACGTTGTTACTTCTGTATTGAACATCACATGAGTTACATCGGAAACACCAATACCACACAGGCGTTTACACCTGCCATTGATTATTTCAACGGCGATGGGTCAACCACGGCGTTTACATTGTCGCGCCCAGTGGCATCTGTGGCTCAGGTACAGGCCGTTATCTCCAACGTCCCCCAGAACCCCGGCAGTGCGTTCACGGTCAGTGGCAACACAATCACGTTTACATCTGCCCCGCCAAGTGGGACGAGCAACATCTATGTGTACTACACCAGCCCGATCACTCAGGTGATTGCACCGGGTCAGGGTACGGTTACCACCACGGCTTTGATGGACAGTTCTGTTACAACCGCCAAGATCGCAGACGGCGCTGTCACTCCAGCAAAACTCAGCAGTACAACAGGTACAGGCGCTGTGGCTTTGGCAAGCCTTCCATCGTTTACAACAACGATTGGTGTTGGT